CGGACGAGTCGCTGGCGGATCGGATTGAACGAACGCCGGCACCGACGAGCTCGCCGGCTTCCGCCGTGGATACGCCGAGGAATAACACAGCTCCAACTGGAGTGTTTGTCGCTGGCAGTATCAACCGCTCGTATGGGCGGCGATACGGGCGACACGACAAAGGACGTTACTAAATGAGTATTTCTGGTACTAATCCCAATTCTGACTCTGATGCGGTGTATCGCTCTCTGATGGCGAAGGCCGCTCGTGGCGACCTTCCATTTGCTGACTCTGGCGGCGGGCCGTCGTTTATGTTGGAGGCTCCGAAGGCGGTTCTTCGACAGTCACAGGGTGCTGGTGGCAAGCCGCGCCCGAAGGAGGCTCCGAAGGCCCGGATTGCGGAAATGCGGGCGATTCGGAAGACGGACCCGCACGTTGCCGAGCTGGTCAACACGCTCATCGACTATCTGGTGGGCTCTGGTGGAGTGATTACCCCGGCCAATATCCCGTACACGGATATGGAGCAGACCGCGGAGGATATTGCGGATTTCAAGCTCCTCATTGAGAACTCGGATTTCGAGTCCGTCACGTTGCCCGCGTGGGTTGACGAGGCGATCACTACGGGAACCGGGTTCCTCGAAACGGTTGTGGAGGACGGCCAGCGGTTCAAGCCGAAGATTCTCCCGACCGAGCGGATGAGTATTCTCACCGACGAGTACGGGAATACGACGGGGTACGAAATGGAGAATCCCGGTGGTGGGGAGCCAATTGAGTTTGCGCCCTACGATCTGGCGATTCTCCGGTTCGTGAAGTTCCCCGGCGAGGACTTCGGTCGGTCACTCATCGAGCCGATTGAGGAGCACGTTAATATGCTCCGAGATATGGAGATCGACTTGGCGCGGTTCGTCGCTACAAAGGCGTACCCGCCAGTTATCTGGAAGCTCGGGACGGACGAGCGCCCGTGGAATCAGCCACAGATTCAGACGTTCATTGATAGTCTGCGCGACATTGAGCCGGATTCAATGATCGGTGTGGGCCACGACGTTGAACACGACGTTGTGGGTGTCACGTCCACGTCGTCGAAGGCGGGGGCGATGAACCTCGATAGCACGTTTGCCCACTTGCTGAATCGTATTCACGTCGGGATGGGCGTGCCTGAGTTCCTAAATGACGGCGGAAGCGCCGGGCGCAATTCGGCTGTTGCGACGATGCCGAAGTTCGACCGTCGGATTCAGCGGTTCCGGTTGGCGATTCGGCAGGCGGTTCGCTACCAGATTTTCGTCTCGATTCTCGGGCACCCGTCTCCCGAAGATTACGCGGAAGTCCCGCCTGACTTCGAGTTTGGACAGCACAGCTCGGAGGAGGAGCGCCTGGAGACGGAAGAAGCCCTCAAGCTGTTCTCGATGGGCTTCCTAACTCGTGAGGCGTTCGCGGCCCGTGTCGGCATTGACCCCGAGACGGAGATGCCGTCGGACGCCGATCTTCAGGAGGTTATTGACCTTCTGACGACGATCTCGGGGACCGGCGACCGGATTCAAAACCCGGACGGTGGTCGCCCGACTGATACCGGGACTGGACAGCGGTCTGCTGGCCGTTCTGTTGCGACCCGGCAAAATCCTGAGCGCCCGACCGACGATGACAGTCGGCCACAGCGCGACATTGGACAAGAATGACTTATAAATGGAAGATTCTGAAAAGGAGCTTCTGTTAGAGGTTCACGCTTCTTCGGTTCGCACCGAGGAGAGCGTTCGGAACTTAGAACGACGAATCCACAATCTTCAGCGGATTTCTGAACACAGAAGCGAGCTCGTTGACCGACGGCTCGATACTCTGGAAAACGACGTTCAAGCGAATAAGACGCTTATTGGGGCGTTTATTGGCGTTGTCACCGCGGTTGGTGGTGCAACCGCCTCGTGGGTTCTCGGTCTCCTTCCACTCTAACTATGACTCTACAAATCGACGCTGAGCTTGCCTTTTCCGCGACGCCTTCCGCCCCAACTCAGGAGCTCTCTATGGAGGGCTTCAACGAGTATGGGGTTCGGAGGAATATCACGGAGGACGGCCAGCTCACGAGTATTGACGTGGTGTACCGGGCGATGGAGCCCGGCCTGCGGAAGAACTTTCGGATCACCCCTGAGTTTCTTCAGGGCGTTGTCGAGGACTTCAAGCAGGTCGGTGTGGTTCCCGCTCAGTTTGACCACAGCGCAAGCCAGCGAGCGAACGTCGGGACGGTGACGGATGCGTGGTATGCGGCGAACGCCCTGTACCTGCAACTGAATATCCCGAACACGGGTTCGTCTATTCGGACGGACACGATTGCCGACTTCACGTTTGAGCCGCCCGCGATTACGGACGGTTCGGTGGGGTTCGGCAACGACTACGAGATTGAGTTAGACGAGGCAACGGGCGAATACGTCCTCCTCGACGCTCAATTCCGTGAGTTTAGTCTGACCCCGTTCCCGGCGGGCTACGACAACGGTGGGCTCAGCGCCGCGTTCTGCGACGCCGCCCGCTCATACGGCCTCTTTGTCGATGACACCGAATCTACTGCCACGGTAGAGACGGAGGCCGACACCCCGGCGAGCGTTCACTTTTCGTATGCTCGGATTACCGAGCTCGATCTATCGCGCTCTGACGAGACTGACAACTAATTTCTATCTACTATGAAGGAAATCGAACTTTCCAAGCCCATCGACGAGATGGACGACGACGACCTCCGCACTACGTTTGCGAAGGTTCTGGAAGCGCACGAGGAGAACATTGCTGAGTTCGCTTCGCTGACGGAGGAGCTGGAGGCCGCCACGGCACGAGCCGAGGAAGCCGACGACACGCTCTCCGGGGCGAAGGCGTACTTTGCGGAGAAGGCATCGGGCTACACCCGTCTTTCGGGTGAGGTTCTGGCCGCTCGGTTCTCCCTCGATGAGCTCATTGAAATGGCGGGCGAGGCTGATTCTGCCGAGTTCGCTGAGGAGGAGGCTGAGGAAGCTTCCGCCGATGAAGACGAGGCTGAGTTCTCTGAGGAGTCCACGGAGGACGCCGAGGAGGAGGACACGCCTCTATTCGCTGAGAAGCCGCAGAAGTCCCCGGCGTTCACCGCTGATGAACAGGACGCCGTTCGTGCGGCGGCGAAGGCCCGCCTGAGCGGTTTGGCCGGCCTCTCGTTCGACAACTGAATTTTCAACTTTCTGATTTACTATGGTTAAGGCCCGTATCGCTACTTCCGCAGAACAGCCTATCAACAGCCACGCCGCGCTTGCCGGCGAGACCTTCAGCGAGGGCGACCTCGTGGGGATCAACTCGTCGGGTAAGCTCGTGAAGGCCGACGCCGACAGCGCTTCCACCGTGATGGCGCTCGGTGTCGCCCTGGCCCCCGTGACTCAGCTTTCGGACTACACCGAGGACGCCGTGAAGCTGGTCGTTGAGGCCAACCGCGCTCTCGTGGACCGCGACCGCATTACCGCCGTGAAGTATGGCGTCGAAGTCGAAAACGGCGACGACGACTGGGATTTCACGCCGGGTGAGCCGGTCTACCTCGCTCCTGGTGGCGGCTACACGCAGGCCGCGCCCTCGACGACTGGCGATCTTATTCAGGTCGTCGGATCGGCGCTGACGCCGGAGCGCATTAGCCTCCACGTCATCCCGAGCGCGACCACGGCCTGAGCTGTCTTAGGCACCCACTAATCGGGGCTGAGTCTCCCCCGCTTCCTGAGACTCATTTCTATCTCTATAATGGCATTTTACCGCGAGATTACGACGAAGGACGACGTACCGCTCAGCACCCTCCTGCTCGAAGCTGTCACCGAGCTGGAACTGTTCAACGAAGCCCCCCGAATCATCCGTGAGACGCTGACGCAGACTGTCAACGAGCAGACGTTCCGCGTCTACACGGGCGATATGACGTGGGAGGAGCTGGCTGAGGGCGAGCACGCTCGGACGGGCACGATGGACTCGACCGAGATGGCCTTCAGCGTGAAGACCTACGGGCGCTCGCTCGGCTACACGCAGGAGTTCATCGAGGACAACGAGGCTGACCTGATCCGCCGGCATTTCTCGAAGATGGTCGAGGGTGCGCTGGAGAAGGAGCACGAGGTCGTCTTCGACGTTATCCGCAACGGCTGGGCCAACGGCTCTAACCTCTGGTTCAACCCCGAGGACTTCGGGGACTACACCTTCGACAAGACCCACGACCACAGCTTCGCGGATACGCAGGAGCTTTTCGAGCGCAATGGTGCCACCGACACCAACGCGCACACCCCGTCTGAGCACCTGATGGAGCTCAAGGCTGAGCTCGAACACCACGGCAAAGTCGCTGACATTGCGGTGATCGGCTTCGACTTCGCCCGCGAGCTTCTGAAAGAGCTCTCCTGGGGCGCACAATACAACATCCCCACCTTCGAGTCCCTCCGAGAAATGGGCTACCCCGACTCTGGCATCGTTCTCGACGGGATGCGTGTCGTTCGCTCGGCGTACCTTCCCGGTATGGAAGCCCACGTCGTCGCGGCGGCGGAGCGCCCGATCTACTTCCACGAGCGCCGTGCGGTCCAGCTCACGCAGGGCCAGAACGGTGGGCCGATTGGCGACCCCGGACAGCTCATTGGGAGCTACGGCTCGGCTCGCTACGGTGCGGTCTGTGTCGATCCGCTGGCAGGCGCGAAGTGCGTCGCTGACAACCTCGCATAAATCTAAATGAGTCTGAGTACCGACGACCGTGAGCTTCTGAGTGGGGTTCGGGCCGGGCTCGGACTCTCGTCTGAGGCGGCGGTTACTGACGACGATCTCGAACGGGAGTTGACTGAGGCAAAGCGGCTCCTGTCTCGGGAGCTGTATTCTCGGCTGGCCGCGGGTGAAACTCTGTCCTTCACCGGGGCGGAACGCTCCGCCCTCGAAGCTCTCGTCACTCTCCGCGCCGCGAGGCTGAAGGGAGCGGGGGTGGCCGCTTCCGCCGAAATCCCGCGAGTAGTTTCCATCGGGAAGGCTACTCGGACGGACTTCGGCAATGCAGACCTGAATTTCAAGCGCGATGCTCTGCGGCTGGCGCTATCGAGGATTACTAATGGCAACTGACGACTACACGATGGGCCAGGAGGTGACGAAACACCTCGGTATGACGGTCGCGGAAGATCGTCTCCGGGGGTTGGTTGCTCGGGCGAAGCGCGAAATGCTGGCCGAAACGAATCTGGATACCATCGACTTCTACGGGAACGCCCACGCTGAATCGGCGCTGTTCTGGCTGACCTGTATCTACGTCGTCGGGGAACAGTCCTCGGGGGGCTCCGGCTTTGCGATTGGTGAGCTGGAAGTAGACGCCGGTTCGTCTGACCGTGATCCGCTCGTGGTCTGGCGTCGGCGGTATAACGACCGCCTGAGTGGACTCAGCGGCTCCGGTGGCTATGCGCTTGGAACCTCGAACCGGACTGACCGAGAGTACGACTTCAGCGACAACTCTACCTACTAATGGCTACGTTCGACACCTTCAGATCGGAGGCTTCCGCCAAGATACAGGCGGCTGGATATGCGTCTGAAATCCGGCGGAAGTCGGGTGAGACGACGGGGCGCTACGGCTCTCGGCCCGCGTTTTCAACGGTTGGCACGGAGTCGGTTATTGTTGTGCGGCGGTCTCGCCGGGCGACTATTGACCGGACCCGGATGGGCGATGTTCGCACGGACGAGCCCCTGATGGTGTTCACGCGAGACGCGGATATTCAGGAGGACGACCGGGTGGTGTACGGCCTTGATGGGCTGACCTATCGAGTGCTGGCAACGTCGATCTATCCGACTCACGTTGAGGCTCGCGTTCAAGTGAGCCACGAGGAACCGTAGATGGGCGATTTTGATATTCACATTGAGTTTTCCGCCAACGACGTGGCTTCTGATATTACGGAGGCTATTGAGGCGGGGATCGAGGACTCCCAAAAATCGCTCGCAAAGACACTTCCGAGAGTCGCGCAGGCAAAGCTCCGATCTCGGGAAGCGATGTTCCGGAGAGAGGTTCTTCACGGGTTCAAAACGAAGAAAACGAACGGCGGAGGCGTCTACGAGCTTCGGGTGTTCAACGTCTCTGACCACGCTTCTTACGTCGAACACGGCGTCCGAGGGGTGTGGGCGGGGACGAGCACCGAGCACGAATACTCTACGAAGCGCCCGCCCGTCGAGGAGCTACTACCGTGGGTTGAGCAGAAGCTCTCTGGTTGGACGCTTGTTACGTCGCCGGAGACGGGTCGGAGCCGACTGGTGCCGGCCTGATGCCCTCGATTGACGACTACGACGAGGACACGGTAGCGAAGGCGTACCACGTTGCTGAGCAAATCTACCGATACGGTCTGAGGCCGGTCGGCTATATGGATTCAGCGCACGGGTACGCGGAGCGGAACGCGGCCCGCATTGTCGCGCAGAAAATTGAACAGAGGCTCAAAGACCGATGAACGAATCTGACGTACTCGTACTTCTTCTCGACGAGCTCCGGTCTCTCACGTCGGCCCCGGTCTTTCTGGAAGGGTCCGGCGAGGAGCGGGCGGAATCTCCGTCTGTCGCCATTGAGGATTACTTCACAACGCCGCTTCCGCACCGAAACGGGGCGCGGAAGTACGTGGGGCCGGTGGTTGACGATCAGACCGGCGAGGAAATTGGAAAGGAGTACCACTTCTATTTCGAGTTTTCTGCCGATGTAATTGTCCGAGAAGACACCGAAGAAGCACGAGACGATCTTCTCAACGCGATCCTCCAGCACTTCGGCCCCTACGCTGACGATCCCCGCGATCTCGACGCTGATCTCTGCGAGCTGGAAATCGGATCGGCGTCGGCGCGGAGCGTTATCTTCCGTGAACCGGACTGGTTCGAGGGTGGGCGTGACCTTCGTCTCGTCTATCTGACCCGCGTCACGACGGGCGGTGATACGCTTGAAGAAATCGAGCGCGTCGTCGATCCCGACTTCACCGTATCCCGCGATCTCTGAGCTCTGAGCGGCTGAGCGACGCGGTTTTTATCTTACTATGGCAATCACTATTGGAAACACTACCCTTCCGGGCGTCTCCGTCCGGCAGGAGTCGAACAGCTCGGTCGGCATCAACACCACGGCCCCCGCGGATGTAGGGATCGTCGGTGAGGCTGACCTTACGAACGGCACGGCAAGCGCAAACACGCTCTATACCGTCACCACCGCACCGCAGGCGACCCGCCTGTTTGGTGACTCTCCCCTCGGGCGAAACGTCGTGGGGGCACTCCAGAACGGAGCCTACCCGATCTACGCGGTCGCGTGTGCCACCGTCGACGTTACCGACGAGGACATTTCCGGTCTCGGCACGACGAGTGGCACCTTCTCGAACGGCCCTCTCCCCGAAGATGCAAGCTCGATCAGCTTCACTGTCGACAGCACTTCGCTCTCGGTGGTTCTGACCCTCGACGACCCCTCGACTAAGACGCCGGCCTCTGGCGAGGTCTACGTCAACGTTCACAGCGCGGAGTTCGAGCTCGACGCCGCCCCGAGTACGTCGGGGACCGTGGACTACTCCTACCTCGACTACACGACCGCGCTCGGTACGATCCAGAGCGAAGCCGGCAACGTGATCGACTGGCTCGGGATTCTGAACGAGAACAGCGACGCTCGAAATACGCTTCAGGCGACTGTTAGCTCACTCAACTCGTCGTTCAAGCCCACTATTGGCGTGGTCGGCGCAGGCACGTACATCACGGACACGTCGGCGTACACGAACCCGTTTGACGACAGTCATATGCAGGTTCTCTACTGCCCGCGTGACCCGGACGGCGAATCCCTGATCGGAGCATACCTCGGCGTTCGCGGTCGGATTGGCATTGACCAGTCGGGTATGCGAAAGCGCCTGTCTGGTGTCGAGGGACTACTGCGGAACCCGACGGACACGGAGAAGGCCGATCTCGACGCGGCGAAGGTCGTCGTCATTGAGGCTGGTCCCCGCGGCCCGCGGATGATGAACGACCCGACGTGTGTCGACGACTCGAACACCGACGAGCTGGCCTACAACCACGGCCTCGCTCGCCTTCTTGGGGACTACATCACCCTCATTGTGGAGGAAATTTCCGACCCGTACATCGGGCGTCTCCACACCCCGGCGGCGCGTTCCGCCCTTCGCGGTGAAGTGTCTCAGGCAATGCGAAACCTGCTGAACCTCAACGCGGTGACGGGCTTCGAGGTCTCTGTCGAGGAGATTTCCAGCACGAAGGCTCGCCTGACGGTTGGCGTCGAGCTGGCCCGGCCCCTGCGGAACATCGAGGCGGTCATCGTCGGCGGCGACGTGAGCGCCTGAATTAGCGGTTTTCTCTCTATCTCATTATGACTGAACAAACGGAAGCGGCGGCGCAGATTGTAGTTTCTGTCGGCAACGAGGAAGTTGTCGTCGCTGATCTTCAGACGCGCTCCGAATACGACATTGAACGGCACTACGGATCGGGCTCGAAGCTCCCGTCCGGGTACTCGGTGAAGATGATTGAGCACGGCGGCTCTATGCGGCTCAAGGGCAACCGACTCGATCTGAACGAACTCCTATTCTATCAGTCCGAGGCGGAACTCCCGTCCGGGCGTGACGGAGAGGGGAAAGAAGTTGGCGACCCCAAGCCGGCGACGATCACCGTTCTGCATATGAACGGCACCTCAGACGAATACTACGAAGTTCTCGTCACCACCCGCGGGTTCGAGTTCTCGGAGGGCGAGACCGCCGAGACTTCCTACGAGTGGATTGCGATGGGCTCCTCGTTCGACTGAGCGAATAGCGCGGCAACTGCGATTTTCTTTATACTAAATGACTGATTCTACCCTTCCGACCGATAGCGACAGCGATAGGGATGGCGACCGCCCAGAGAAATCCCTCCGAAAGCTGACCGAGCTGATGATGCGCGGGTCCGGCTTCCGCGAGGAGAAAGAGGTGGAAGTGTTCGGCGGCACGGTGACGCTCGTTTTCAAACCCATCCCCGACCGCGATTACATCCCGATGATGGTCGCCCTGGAGGAGCACATCGGCATTGAGGCCGACGACGCAATGGGCGACATTGAGGAGGCGCTGGCTGAGGTTGAGGATACCGCTGACGTTGATCTGGCCGTGTTTGACGCTGACTTCATTGATCTGATGTACGAGATGGTTCGACTCGGGATTGATGCGGAAGCGATGGACGGCGACGAGGCGATGGTCGAGGCGCTTCTGGCGAACGCGGTCGGTGGCTACGTGCTGGAGTGGGCCTTCGAGGTGATGGAGCTCACCGGCAACCTGATGGACGCCAAGCGTTTTCGTGGCGGAAGGAACCGCGAGTAGTTTTCTCTCCGCGCTTGAGCTCGGGATCGGCCTCGATGGGGTAGAGTCTCAGGGCGATTTGATTGCATTTCAGCGACTCGTTCTCGGCTTAGAGTCTGAGCGGCGGGCAGAAGAAATGGAGAAAGAGGCGGCGCTTCCGCCGGACTCCGACTACGGAAACACACAGATGAACACCGGCTACCAGCCCGGCGGCGGTGGCCGGCGTGTCGAAACCCGCTCGTACACGAACGCCAGCGCAAAGACCGGCAAATCGCCGGAGCAACTAATCGAGGAATACAAACAACGAAATGACTGATATAGTAGAGATCATCGTCGCCATTAAGGACGAGTTCTCTCGGCAAGTCGATAAGCTGGATCGGAAGCTTACCGGGTTGAATAAACACCGGAAGAAATCGGTCAGCGTCGACATTAACGGCTTCGCGCAGATCGACCGGATGAACCGCCACCTCAACTGGATGGCGAGAGACCGGGTGGCGAACATCTACGTAAGCCGGGCCGGGAGTCCTGCTCCTGGGGCCGGGGCGCTCTCGGGTGGACCGTTCGTTTCTATCGGACGGGCTGGCGGTCGCGTTCATCAGACTCAGCGGATGCTTGGCACCATCGGTAAGCGGGCTATCGCTACGCAAAATAAGCTGACCCGTTCGTTCGGACGGATGCGCGGGATGCTTATGCGGATGATCCCGTCGTACCACGTCTGGATTGCGCTCGTCTCCGCGGTCCTCCCGGTGATGATCGTACTGGCTACTGCGGCCTTCGGTGTCGCGGCGGCCTTCGGTGCGATTGCGCTCGCCGGAGCTGGCTTGCTCGGTCTCGGTCTGATCGGCCAGGGTAACTCGATGGCTGAATCCTTTGTGCGGGCGAAGCTGTCCGTTCAGGAATTTAAGCGCGAACTCTACGGTGTCTTCAAGCCGGTCGCTCAACAGTTCGCCCCGTTCGCTGACCAGTTCCTCGAAAACGCCCCCGAGAGGATGCTCCCGCTCGTCCGTGCAATTGAGCAACTTCAGGCGTTCGAGCGCTACGTTGACCGGGCGTTCGGCGGTGTCGTGAATTGGGCGTCGACGGCGATCACCGAGATGGTGGCCTTCCGGCGTGAGATCGAGTATATCTCCGACGTGTTCGGCCCGGCGGTCGGTTCCGCCCTTATCAACTTCCTGAAATTCGTCGTCACGGAGGCGTCGGATAACGCCGCACTGATTATGCGCCTCGGTCGGGCGTTCGTGGCGATTCTGAAGTTGATTTACGAGTTGTCCGTGGCCTTCTCGACGGTGGTCGCGGTGCTGTCCCCACTCATTGAGATGGCGGCGGTGTTCGCTGATCTACTCGGGAACAGGTGGTCTGCGGTCTTGCTCTCTGCGTTCGTGATGGTCGCTGGTCTGGCCGGCATCCTCTGGACGGTCTTGGGTGCGGCTGGTGCGGCCTCCGCGGGGCTGATTCAGATGATTACCGTCGCGCAAATGATGAATTTGACGCTGACGAATACGCTGATTCTGGTGACGGCTCTCACCGCGGGGCTTGCTCTCCTGAGTCTCGGGGCTTCGTATCTTGCCGTCGAACACCTCCATCGAAAAATGGGGCAGGGTGGCTCCTTCGGCGGCGGAGTGGGCGGCTTCCCCGGCACTTCCGCGGGACTCCCTGGACGGGCGTCGGCGGCGGGTGTCGGCTCTGTGCAAAACACCTACAACGTCTCTATCAGCGGTGGGTCGAACCTCAGCTCCTCGCAGATCGTCTACGCGCTGGAAAACTACGAGCGGGAAAAGCTGTCCCGCGATAGGAACCAATAATGGCTAATCAAAAATTTGAACTTTCTAATACGAACGTCGTTTTCGCGCCGCTGATCTATCCGAAGAAGGTGGTAGTGCGGAAGGAGCGTCGCAAGTCCCGGCAGGCTGGTTACTGTGAGGGCGAGGACGTGGCCGATATTGGCTCAAAGAACCGCGAGATTGACTTGAACGGCGTTATCTTACAATACGAGAAGCCCGCGATTGACGCCCTTCTCGACGAGTCTGGAAATCTCGATTTGGTGGCCGATGAGTGGTCTGGCGAGGTGCAAATCCTCGACGGAGAGTATGAGCGTATTGCGGCTGATACGTATTCGTACAGGCTCACGCTCGTCTCCACCGGCCTCGACGAAGATGGCGGTTCTCGCAACTCTGGTATTCTTGACGCTGGTGTAGCCGGGTACGATCTCGACTACATTGACAATCTAATTCTCAGCGGCGAGCTCAAATGAGTGCGTGTCGTCTGACGGGCATCGTTGAAGTGCGGTTCCCTCTCTATGGGATTCGCCTTCGGCCCGCAAAATTGGATTACAAAAGCGACATTGGGAAGCTCGATTACGCGACGGTGGAGTTTACCGCCGAAGCTGGAGAACTTCTCGATGAAGCGATTGAGCTCGGTGTTCACCCGCAACCCGCTGAAATCGTCGTGGGAGACACCGTGCTGGCCCGCTTGGTGATCGACGGAGAATCCCTCACTCTCGGGACGGACAGCGCTACGGCGCGTCTGAAGGACGTGAGAACGGTATTGACTCGTGGCGTCCTATCCGGCGACTTCCCCCGTATTACCCTCGGGGAAGCGATTGAAAAGGTGCTTCAGGCATCGGTCGATCCCCACGGTTGCATTTTGGGTGTTAGATACACCGACGAAACGCTGGCCGCAACCGTTGAACAGCGGTACACGACGACGGCGGGTAAGGTGGCGAAGGCGGCGTCGACGATTCAAAACATCGTGCGGCGAACCAGCCCCATCACCCGCATTATTGATACGCTCCTTCCGGGGACTCCGTTCGAGTCAATGACCGGCGACGAGCTGTTCGACGCCACGCATAAGGTCGGGTCAATGGTTGGACTTCCAAGTGAAATTGGGGGCTTTGTCTTCGAGGAGGTAACGCCTGCGGAGGCCCTTAGAGAAATCGAGGAGGTCTTTTCGCTGACGACTGTCATTGAGCCCGATGGGACGCTGACGGTCGGACACCCTGAAGCCCGCGGCAAACTCGTTCCCGCCTCCCCGCACCCCAACTCTCTCCGGGTGCTCTCTTACGACGTTACTGAGGGATCAATCCCGATCTCTACTGTTATTGTCGACGGGTCGTACCGCCTTCTGTGGTCTCACGACGGAGACGGAGAACGGGGCGGTGCGATTGGTATGGTTCAGGGCCGTGCGGAAGCGACGTGGATGGAGGAAGGCGAGGGTCGTGTCGTAGAAGTCAACGCCGAGCGCGTCGACAACCAGATTACGCTGGCTCGGATTGCCGACCGAGAGCTCCGACGGCATATCCACGACTTCGAGGGCGGATCGGTGACGGTGAATCCACTTGCCTCAATGACGGCGGAAGTGTCGCCGTTTGACGTTCAGGTGGGAGATCACCTATTCACGTTCGGCCTCAAGCGGCGCTGTTCAACTGACGACGCCGACGAAATCCCGTCTGAAATCTTCTCTATCAACGGTGTTCACCACAAATTCGACCCGAGGGACGGCTGGACGTTGACGCTGTATGTCGGGAAGCTGGTTCCTGAAGACGCAGTTTCGGTGTCGTCGTTCATCTACTCTCCGACGGAGGAGGAGTTCATCGACGCGGCAGATTACTACAAGAAGTTCCCCAATCTCGCAAATGACGGATAAACTCAAAACAGAAGTCGGCTACGTCACTTCGGCGTACACCGACGACGGTCGCGTATTCGTTGATGTGGCTCTGCCCCGACCAGGAGCGAAAAAGAGTCGTGTTCCGTTTCTCCAGCTCGCTCCCGGTATGGTTGTGACGCCGGCTGAAACTCAGCAGGTGCTCGTCCAGAAGCTTTCTGACGGCAATGTGATTGCGTACTTTCCGCTGACCGGCTCGGCGCTTCTGCCGGATTTGGGCGAAGGAGAACTCGCGTTTGTGTTCGACGAGGACACCGAGATTCGAGTTATTCCGCAGGGGGACGGTTCACACAACATCTCTCTGAACGCATCTGGCGATTTGACCGTCAATGCGACTGGTAACGTCAATGTGACCGGCGGCAACGTCGTGATTGACGGGATAGACTTCGACCAGCACACCCACGATGTGTCGTACTCGTGGACGGACGCTGGCGGTTCTGGTACGACAACGAGTGATGCCCCGCAATGATTGATATTAGAGTAGACGACACGCTGGATATTGTCTTTATTCCCGGTGTGGACGTTGATACGGTAACTGGTCGAGAGGCCGACGAGCAAGCCCTCCGAATCGCGGTAATCGCGTTCTTCGAGCAGGTGATTGGCGAGATCGACCGCCCGACAATCCTTCAGAAAATCGAGTTGTACGCTCGGCGCGTTGTCGAGTCGCTGGATTTTGTAGAGGAAATAGACAGTCTTCGGGTAGATTTCTCCCCGACTGACCCCGACGTGGCCCGCGTCGAGGTGGTGTACGATACGGGCGAGACCTTCGCGTTTGACGCGAATAACTGACCCTTCTTATGGCAACCTTAGTAGACGGCAGACTTCAGCCGGATAGCGTAGACGCCGTTCTGGAGGCGATGGTCAACGATTTCGAGGCGCAAGCGGGAGACGACCTTCCGCCGGGTGTCGCTTCGGTTCTCCGGTCGGTATATCGGCCCATCGCTGAACGGCTCGTTGAAGCACAGCAGACGGCGGCTCTCGTTCTCGATAGCGCCCAAATTGACCACGCCGAGGGACAGGCGCTCGATCTTCTGGCGGCACTTATCGGTGTATCACGGCGGAAGGCGGTGAGGGCCGAGGGGACGGTAACGTTCTCGCGGGCTTCGGCGGCCTCGCAGGACTACCCGATTCCAGCAGGGGCGGAGGTACAGACCGGCGGCAACGATCCGGTGGTGTTCGTCACGGCGGAGAGTGCGACTCTCTCTACTGGCGATACTTCGGTCGACGTAGCTGTAAAAGCACGAACCGGAGGGGTGCGCGGTAATGTCGGCCCTGCGGCTATCAGCGTCCTTCGCTCTAACATTAGTGGAGTCGAGGAAGTCACAAACGCGAGCGAGACGGCTGGTGGACGCGACCGAGAGAACGACACCGAGCTCCGCGAGAGGGCAAAGGATAACCTCTCGTCGGGTTCCCGAGCCTCCGCTTCCGCCTTACTCTCTGCAATGATGGACGACGACGATGTGACGAGTGTTACCATCTTCATCAATGACTCGAACGTGGACAACGGCGACGGTCAGCCCGGACACTCGTTTGAGCTGGTCGTGGAAGCCCCCGACGAGACGGCGGTTATCAATCGGCTGGCGCAGGCAATCTCCGATACGAAGGCCGCTGGAGACACCTCGGTTGGTGGATACTATGGTACGTCAAAAACAGGGACGGCGAAGCTGATTAACGGGCAGACTGAAACGATCTCGTTCTCCCTCCCAACCGGCGTCCAAATCTATGTCGACGTTGATATGACGGTGACGGATGAGTACGCGGGTGACGACGAGGTGCGCGATTCTATTGTGCGGTACATCGGTGGCGTACTGTCGTCGGGGAACACCGATGATGGTCGGCTCTCCGTGGGCTCCGATGTGATCTACGGCTCCGTGGAGTACGCGATCCGCGACGTGACCGGCGTCTACGACATTGATTCGCTTGGCGTGGGGACGAGTGCGAGTCCGACGGGGACTACTAACATCGACATTACGAACGGGCAGAAGGCAACGGCTGACGCGACTAACGGCTCTATCACGTTCACGACGGCGGTGGTGACGCCGTGAGCCTGAGTAACGGCGAGAAGCTTCTGACAGGGATTCCGTTCTGGCTAAATACGGCTGAGAACTCCACGAACCGCGACTTGATGCTCGCGTTCGGGAAGTCGTTTGACCGCCTCGACGCCGATCTGGATACCATAGACTCTGAAAGCACGGTTCAGCACGCCGATACGCTGGCGGCTCTGGAAAAGCTCGCTGAGCTCGTCGACGTGAATCACCGAGCAAACGAGTCGAAGGAAACGTACCGAATCCGTATTATCTCTACATATCAGGCGCTCACCTCTGAGGGCACGAAAAACGATATTCTCTCCTCGGCGTCAACGCTTCTCGGCGTCGACGAGTCCGTGTTGACGATTACTGATACCTCTGAGCCGGGAGTGTTGAATCTCTCTATCCCCGAATCTGCGCTGGATACGTTGTCCGTCTCTACGTCAGACTTTATTTCGACGCTGGAGAGCCAGCTTGCCGCCTCCTACCGAATTACGTCGACGCTGACAGGGACGCTGAAGTATATCAGCGAGGCAGATTATCTGGCTGGAACCTACGACACGACGAAAGGCTACGACCACCTCGACGGCGGTTCCGCCACAGGCGAGGGCGGAACCTACTCTGGCCTTCTGACGGACTGACAACGACTACTATCTCTCTCTTTCACTAAATGACGAACTACACTACGCTTCTGCAATCGTGGGGTGACTCCGGTGCGGCATACCCGAGCGGCTACTCCTACACCTACCAAGTCCCGCCGATTGAGGAGTACGACAACTTTGCGATGTACCACTCGATTGAGTCGATTCTCCACCTCATTGATCTGACGAACGCTCGGCTGGATTCCTCAAAGAGCGCAACCGCCCCGAGTTCTCCGACCGACGGCGAGCTCTGGTGGGATACGACTAATGATGTGCTGAAAATCTATGACACCGACTACGCCGGATGGAAGCGGGTCGGGTCTAAGGCGGAACTCGACGCCCACACCGCCGACACGACGAATCCGCACTCGGTGACGGCGGCGCAGGTTGGGGCGATTGCTGACGCACCAGGCACCGTCGACGAGTCTCACCTTTCGTTCAACGTGGCGTCCGAGTCAGGCGTTACAAACCACTTGAACGATACGACGAATCCGCACAACGTGACGGCTTCACAGGTTGGGGCGTACACGACCTCGCAGGCTGACTCTAACTTCGCGTCGTCGGGACACACCCACGACGGACGATACTACACGAAGTCGGCGGCGGATTCTCGCTACGCTTCTGACTCTCACAACCACGACAGTAGGTATTACCGACCGACAGGTAACGACGGCTTTGTTATTGAAACCAGAACGAGCGACGTTACTTCTGGGACTATCGGGCGAATGTGGCTTCGGACTGATCTCTAAATTCTATGGCTAAAATCGGCACGGCTAAGATTCTAACAGGTAGTGGAACTGAAACTGTTGACGTTTACGATGTAGCGGATAACCCGGATATGCCGCTTCGGATTCTTACATCGAACGGGGTAGGAATTATTCCATCTACGGTTCCGGTTGGGTGGTCTACGTCTATTCGGTTCCTGTCTTCAAGCGGGGTTCAGGCGGTTACTAATCCACAGACTCTCGGGAACGGGTTTGCTGGTGGTAATGGTAATAAATACTATTGGACTGCCCCGGACGGGTTACTCGGCCAGGTCACTATCCGCGTAGAGGGCGCGGGCGGCGGCGGTGCTATGTCAGAAGACGGGAGTGATGGTGGTAACGGGCGAGCCGGTGGTAAAATCGTTGCAGAGGTTGATGTTCAGCCGGGAGAAACGCTCTACTT